TGCATCTTAGTTGCTCCCATGCTTCGAGCCATAGCTTCCACGCGCTTGAGCAATTCGATACCGGCCCCCCGCGCTTCTGGTTCCACCCACCACACCAGTTCATCGGCTAGCAGTTCACCGGATAGCGGATGCGCATAAACGAAAAACGCCAGCATCCCCGATACGCCCTGCCCATTCTCGCATACGATTACTTTGCGCAAATCATTGCCAATGAATGTAGCAATTGTTTCTTTCATCTTTTCGGCATTGTCAGCCAGATGCTCGCGGTAGGAACTGGCGGCAAGGAAATGCCTGCCCATCTCCACCAAGCGCGGAATGTCAGCTTCCGTAGCTTCCCGATAATTCACGAAATCACCACCCATCCGTTCTCATCGTCCCCGGCCTGCTTGAAATACTGCGTTCCAGTCACGCTATCGGTGTAGAACGTTCCTGCTGGCGCGGAAACTGTTCCCACCGGCGAACCCGGCTGTATGGCATTGGCAACGGTAGCCGATTGCCCGCTCACACTAAGCGGGGCTGTGGCTGTGTCCTCGCCCGTCTTGCGCCACAATTCGTACAGCCAGCGGTAGAGAATCTGGTCGTCTATGCGCGGCGGCGGATGAAGTGGCGGCAGGGCCATCAGTGTGTCCCTCCGGACAGCATCCCCAGCCCCGAAATCCACACCTGTTTCACCGGCTCCGTAGAACTTATCTCCACCACGCGGTCACGGCAACTGCCCAGCCGCCGCCAGATAGCCCGCCGCAAGGTATTCCCCAGCAGGCCCATGCTAGTCCATTTCTCGTTGCTCCATGTATGCCCGCCATCATCGGAATAGCGCAGCATCATTTGCGGGTCGCTGCCCTGGCCGGTAGCCAGTCCTACGCCGCTTTCGATGTCAATTTGCGCGTAAGCGAAGAAAATCTTTTTTCCCTCGTTGGCAATATGCGGAGTGCGCCGCATCCGCTTGAACGTTGTACCCGCATCGCTGTAAATGTCGTCGCGCATTTCGTACAGCCGCCCATTTTCAAAGTCTCCGGCAAGATGCTGGCTGCCGTTGAAAGCATGGTGCTCGATGCGATGCCGCGTCTCGTTGCCATTGCTGCGCCGCGATGTTTCCTCATGCCACAGGCTGGTGGAAATATCGAATACCCAAGTCGTGTCCACGTAAGGGAAATTGATGGCGTAGAAACTGTGCCCTTTCCACTGGTAGGTGTAGCCCGTCGCTCCGGACAAGTCGCCATAACCGGCAATCGCGTGCTCTACCGCATGAGTCGAAACGCGTTTTCCCTGATAGCCGAGTGCCCGCCATACCATGCCCTGCCCGTTCACATCCTTGCCCAGCCAGAACGGAGAATTGTCAATCTTCTTGGCGGTAGCCGCCGCCGCAATCCCTTGCTCGATGAACGCCCCCTGAATCCGCTGAAAGGGGTTGTCGGCGTCGCCGGTATTGAAGAAAATTTCCGTGCTGTGTTCGCCAAACAAAAACAATTCGCGGTGATCCACCAGCAGGGTAATCAGTTTGTCCGGCGAACCCTCCGCGCTGGCAAAGTCCAGTCCATCCCAACTGGTGCCATCGGAAATCTTCGAGTACCAGAACCGCGCCGTGCCCGGCTCATTGGCAATCAGGTATTGGTCAAGAAACTGAATGACGTTTGCGCCACGGGGAAATTCCGGGTCGGTAATCTGCGCGAACACGCTGGTTGCGAAATTGAAGTGATAGCCTTTGTCGCCATCCACCAGCACCATTTCCACGCCGTTGTCGGCCATGCTCACCGGCCCCGTGGCGGTGTTGATAGTGCCTACCAGCACAGGCGTAGTCGGTGTAGTGACGTTGTACAATTCCTGGCCGGAAACGCAGAATGTCGTCGCTTTCGATGTTTGATAGATGCCACGAATGGGGCCAACGCCAGCGGTCGCCAGCAGCGACAGGCCGGGCCGCGAAACCAGTGCGCCTACTTCCCGATGTTTTCCGGTGCCTGATTCGGTGATTTCGGGATACAGATTGACGCACTTATCAGCCGCCACATTCGGGCTGCGCGATTCGTAAGAGCCGCCAATGAAGCTGGCCTGCCTCACCAGATTTCTCCTGTCGCTATGTCATACCGTCCACCGGCTTGCAGGGCTATGTCGCTATCCATGATGAGCGGCTTGCTGTTCATGCGCTTGATGTTTCCGCGTGCGCGCACCGCCCCCATGAGCACCTCCGCCGAGGCGGTCATACCCCATTCGGGAGCCAGTTCTACGGCTAAATTCTTCACCAGTGCCTCGGTGTAGCCAGGTTGCAGCGCAAATTCTCCATTCACCGAATCCATGAATACTTGCTGCAACATCTGCCACGAGTAGAGCACCAGCGTGTACGCCAAATCGTTCACTGGATACAGGTTGACCACACCGAGCGGAAATTTAGTCTCGTAGTACAGCACCGAGGGCATGCCGACAGTCGTCTTATCTGAAATTTCGCCCCATTGCAGTTGCGTGTACACATCGAGCGGGTATTCCACTGTGCCCAGCGTTTGCCCGGTAACAAATGCCTGTCCCGGCTCTATCATCTGCGGCCGCGGAGCATCCAGTTCCGCCGCAGGGCCGATTTCATGCGCTTGCTGCGCCGCCGTGAGCGTGAACGAGTTTCGCACCAGCGTAGGGATCGTCAACGTTTCCGTGTTCCACGAATCAATCATGTGGTTGAGTGCTTCTACGCCGTCAGCCAGTTCATTCGTTTTCAAATCTTCGCCGCTATCCGCCGCTCCTAGCAGGCGCAGTGCGCGCTTGATGATTCCTGCTGCGCTTACGCGAACACGGTAAATGTCATTAGCACTTGCCAGTGCTGGCATTGCTATCTCCTAACGTTATACATAAACTGCACGGCGTCGAGCAGGTAGCTGCGCGAGGTGGTGCCTACCGTCTTTTCAATCTTGCAGTTGATGCCGGTCAGCTCGGTGCCGGTGGGGATGTTGGCGTCAGCGATGTTGCCCAGCCATGTCCATGCGGTAGCGGCGTTGGCGCGATAGAAGAAGTCCACCGATGTCCATGCGGTGTTGATGTAGAAAGCAATCCACTCGTAGTTGGTGGTGACCGCCACAGCGGTCGAACCTGCATCGGTGCCGCTGGTCTCTTTGGTACGCGTCGAGGCTCCGGAAGCGTTGATGCGCCAGTTGGCGGTGGTCGCCTCATCATATTGCAGGTACACGCCGTCCACCGCGTCCCCGGAGCCGGTCACGTCGAATAGCCCGCAATAGGTTGTGTAGCGTTCGGCGGACGTGCTCAAGGTTGGATGGCGGATGCGGGCGGCAAACCACGCATCACCGAGCGTGGGCACGATGCGGGCAGTCGAAAGGCCCAGTGTGCAGCGTCCGGTCGCCGTGGTGCCCGTGTCGCACTCAATGCTGCCCATAGCCTTGTTGGTGGTGTCGTTGCCGCTATCCAGCATCTGCATCGTGGCGGCGGTGCCGCTCACGGTGTCGTCCCAGCCCGCGCCGAAGCCTGCGAACGTAGAGGAGACGGTGAGTCCCAAAAACTCCTCCTCGATGTACAGGCGCGAGGTCACGTCACCAATATTCCGCATGGTGCGCGCTGAGAGCACCTTCCAGCGCGAGGCGGTCGAGTCGTAGATAAGGATTACCGCCTCGATGGGGCCGAGGTAGATGTCTTGGTCGAAGTCAAAGCGGTTGGCGGCGGTCGAGGCCGCATCTTCATCGGCCAGCCGCAGCGGCATCGAGCCTACGTTGATAACAGTCAGCACGCGGCCATCGGCCTTCGAGCAGTCAATCCCGGTGATTGTCCATAGCTTCGAGGTATCGAGGCGCAGCACCGTGTTCGTCGCGCAGTTGGCCGGGTTGTAGTTGTTCTGGTCGGCGGTGATTTGCGCGGGCGTCAGGTCGCCAGTGAGATGCACTTCCTCGCCCACGCTGAGCGCGTTCTGAATCGTCTTGTCCCCCGCAAAAGTCTGCGTGCCGGTGGAAACGCATCCCGCCTGCGCGGCGCCCGCCGTGGCGCAATCAATCGTCGGGTTGCCGCTCACGCCATCGCCATTGCTGACGGTAATCTGCGAAGAGCCAGCGGTGATGGTGCGTACCGATACCGTGCCCGCGCCAGTGCGCGCAATCAGCCCCGTCGCTGCGAGATCGGCAATCGCCTCGAGAATAGCGGCGGCATCGAGCTTGGTTTCTCCGCCGGAATCGCTTGCCGTGAAGGCATCGCCGCGCACATCGAGAATCGTACGCTGCGTCAGCGCCGTGCCATCTTCCTCGATGGTCGCGTATCCCCCGCCCGCTGCACACGCGCCCCACACCAGCGTGGTGGTATTCGACTTGAGGCATTCGCCATCAGCGCCACGCGCCAAGCGCGTCGAGTTGGTGCCGTTGTGATACAGCAAGTCGCCGTTGGTGGTAAGCTGGCTCAGATTGTTGATGGCCGCCTGCGAAGTGGTGCCAGCCGTGCCGCCGCCCAAAATTGGCAGCGTGCCCCACGCAATGTCAGTCGCCGTCGCATCCATGATGAGAGCCTGCGAGGCGGTGCCCTTCGCCAGCCGTTGCCACACTGGCGTTCCCGTCTGGCCGGTAATCAGGTCGCCGCGGGCCACAGTGCCAGTCGTCGTGTCGCCGTGCGTCGCAGACAATACGTTATGCGCGGTGGCGGCGAACGTTCCAGACGTGTAGGCACTGGTGATAGTCGTACAGGTAGGCACGGCATTGTCGTTAGTAGCCGTAACGACTTGATTGGTGCAGGAGCCTGCGCCGCCTGCTGCTACGCTGGAAGTAATAAAGTCCGTACCATCGGCGCGTAGATATCTTCCACTGGTCGGCGTGTTGTTGGCTCCCGTGCCGCCATACACCGGATCAAGAATTGTCGCGTTCCACGTTCCCGCCGTTAGCGTGCCAACTTTGGTAATGCCGGTCATGAGGAAATTGCCGCTGATATTGGTAGGCGAAAGCGCATCTTTCTGCCAGCGAATATTGAGCGAGTCAGCAGGCGCGGCGGGGGTGGTGTCGTCAAAGTCGCCGGTGCCTGCGGCCAGCGCGGAGCCATTCACGGTGACGGTGGTGCCGCCCCCACCGCCTGCGGCATTGAATGTAACCGTCGTTCCGGCAAAACTGCACGTCAGTCCCGTGCCTACGCAATCAATGTTCACCAAGCCAGCCACAGCAGTCTTGATGGTGGTGCCTTCATCCTTGAAACGCACAATCAGAATATCGTGATCAACCGGGGCAATCGCGGGAAACAATCTTCCGCGCAGCAATGGCATTTGCAGAAATGGTTCCGCTTTGACGGGCCGCGCCAGCAGGAACAAACCGCCCATGAGCAGCAGGGCCACCACCGCCCGCCAGGCCCAAACCCACTTGTCGCGCTTGGCGTCACGCGCCAGTGCAATTTCGCAATTGACCTGCGCCAAACGTCGCGTGCTGCGCGCCTCGTGAATGACAGCATCTTTCAGCACTTCCAGATTGGCCGCTACCGCTTCGGTGCTGGCCGCTATGGCCTTTTGCAAATCGAGGCCAGCTTCCAGTTCAGCGGCTTCTACCTGTTGCAAGGCTGCGGTCAAACCTGCGAATCCGCCCTGCAATTTGCGCCATTCTTCGGTCTGTATCTCGGTGGCCCGCGCAATACGCTCAATGCCCGGACTGGCCGCTCCGGCTTCCTGCTGTTCGGCCTTGCTCATGTGCCGCGTCCCGACATAACACAGCACGGCCCAGGCATCTTTATGGTCGGTGTTGTATTCCGGGTGCCGTTCTTCGACTTCGGCGCGCAGTTTATTCCAGCGTTCTTCCGGCACGGTGACAAATTCCCGCGCCGCCGCGTCCGCGTGGCCGTCATCGGTCAGCCACTGGCGCAGTATGTCGGTCATCGCAATATCAGGCATTATTGCTCCACAATGTCGAACACCGCCGAACCGCTGGGTGTTTTCAAGTCCGCTATAATTTCCCCCACTTCAAACCACGCGCCATTCTTGTGAAACCGCCATGTCGTGCCGGACAATTTCTGCACATAAGTCGTCGCCGATCGCATCTTGAATTGCCAGTCCACGCTGGGAAACGGCACTACCGGATCTTGCGCCTCACCTACGAAAATTTCCTGGCACATGGACTTGGCTACCAGCGTTTCATCGTTGCCCGTCGAATTGACGGTCATCGAGTAGTTGAACATTCCGCCATCTCCATTTGCGGCGCGCGCCAGCACCAAATCATCGTATCCGGCACATTCTCTGCGCCAGGCAAAGTATCCTTGACCGCCCGCGCTACGCCGTCCCAATCCGTGTCATGCCCGCACAGCAACCCACCGGGAGCCATGATGTCTTTCCAGAGCGAAATATCACGCACCACCGGCTCATAGTCATGGTCGCCGTCAATAAACACCATGTCCGGCATTACGCCGGGAAACTTGGTGATAGCCTCGGCGTGGTCGGTTTGAATCGGCACTACTTTGCCGCTGGCAATATGCGCGGCCAGATTCTTCTGGAACGCCAGCAACAGCTTGTGCGCCACTTCTTCCCATTGCGTGTTGGGCGTCCCGTCCTTGAATTGGCGCGGGCCTTTCCAGTCATCTATGGCATACACCGTGCCCGCCGTATTATCGGCCAGAGCGCGGGTCGAGCGACCCAGATGCGACCCAAGTTCCACGATGCACTGGTGCTGTTTCGCGGCTTCCGCCAGCCATTGCAATTCCGCAGGACTCATCCAGCCCGGAATCAGCATGGCGCGTGAAATATCGCGCCGTGGATCATCGGCTCCACCCGGCAAGCCGCGCAAATACTTCTCATAATTGCCACTGTAGGCTTTGGGGCCAACGTGCTCGAAGTTAATGTCCGGCAGTATCCACAGTTGGCCGCCTATATCGCGCCAACGCTGGCAGAAAGCATAATCTTCGGTTGTCCAACGCTGTGTTTTCGCGTCAATCCCCATGTGGAAGAAATCGAACATTGTCGTGATGCCGGGCGGCAGATTCAGCACTTCCACCACGCTGTCGGCGTAGCGCAATTCCGGGTAAGCCGCCATGAGGCTGTCAAAACAAATACGCTTGATGCGCATAAATCCAGCAGGAAGGAAATCGGCTTCCACCAGCCCAGCGCGACCTATGGGCACATCGTCAATAGTTTTCGGCTTGACGGGATACCCGCCAGCATCCCGTTTCAGCGGATAAATACCCGCCACGATGCCTTCGGGCCGTTCCAGCACTCGCAGGACTGCCGTCGGCTCAAAACCCACGTCGGCATCCACGAAAAACAGGTCCGTGGCCTGCGGGTCGTTGAGAAACATGGCGACCAGCGTATTGCGTGCCGTGGGCAGGCACGGACAATTCTCCACAATATGCTCGTCATGCGCGATACCCGCAGCATGCAGCAACTGATAGGCGGCTGCCAGACTTTGATGACACTTGGCCGTCAGCGTACCGCTCAACATCGGTATGCAGAACACTACTTTCACTCGTTCACCTTCCTATGAGGAAAGGGGCCGCTCTGCCACACGCGGCCCCCTGCCCGTTTACTACGCAACCGCTCCGAGGTTTAACAAGATCGTGCGTATGCTATTGGCAAGCGTCTGCGTAGTGGCCGCATCCGTTCCTGCCGCTGCAATAGCCTGCTGTACGACCGTAGTCGCCCCGTAGAAGCTGATTTTGTCGCTTGCGGACTGGCCGAAACTCGTCCCGTCCGGATTTTTGTTGCTCAGATTATCTACTGCCATTCTGGTGTCTCCTTTCTTGTTCGGCCCGCTGGGGCGGCATGAATGCCGCCCCACTCAGGACTAGCCATCCGCATGAATACGGACTGCGGATTCCGGATACCGTGTCTTGTAGCCGTAGATAATATCCAGGCGGCACGGAATCTTATAGTTGAGAATGTCAAACTGTTTGGCAATCGAAAAACGGATGCCATCCACAGTGCGACGAGCACCCCACGCGCCAAACTCAGACGGGTCAGGCAAATCAGCGGAAGCGAAAACAAATGCTTCCTTGTGAAATGCCAGGGAACCGTTGAGCAATTCGCTGGCGGCTGCGCCAACTTTGGTGATGGCTTGGTTGTCGGCGGCGCCGTTCGAGCAGTTCTGCTTGGCTCCGGTAGCCACGATGGCCGGGCTGATGGTAATCGTGCCCGCCCCGCCAGCGTAGTCCGCCGTAAGCACAAATTGCTGAAGCGCACCCGTGCTCACCTTAGTTTCGGGATGAACGCGGTTGACCCCGGCAATGGTGATCACATCACCCTGTTTGAACGTGGTACTTCCGGTATCCACGATGATGGATGCCCCGGTTTGCGCCGTCGCGCTGTTGGTGAGATAGCCCGTAGCCTTTACCGCCGTGCCCGTGGTGTGGTCGGAGACCAGCGAAGATGAGCCGATGTCCATGCCACAGGTATTCCCCATGATGCCCTCTTTCCACTGTTTAGAGATGGCACCCTGCGGATTAAACTGGCCCTTGTTGGCGTTCAAAAACTTCGCCACATGGCTGTTGGAAAGCAGACAAGTCCGTTCCGATGGCGGCGTAAGGGTATCGTTCAGCTTGGCTTGGGCATTCGCCAGGTGAATGAAATCAAACGCAGCCCCATCGCCGTCAATGATGTTGTGGATGTCTTTGGTCATGGTCGACAAAGCATCTGCTTCCACATTGGCGGCTAGCACGGCCATGGCCGGTTCAAGAATGCGCTTGGAAAAGTCGTCCAGGCTCAACGCCATTTCCTGCATCCCGAAATTCATAGCCACATGCTTGTGCTTGTTGATGGTGAGGGTTTTCGATGTTTCGGGAGTGTCCTGCACGGCCATCGTCGGCCCGTTAGTTACCGTGTACTGATTGGGGTCGCGCAACCGCAGCGATTCGCCAATCTTGGCCCCTGTTTTTGCAAACGAGGAGTCATATTGCCGGTCAATGCTGCCGATGAACAAGGCCTTTTGGTGGAATATCCGGCCTGCTTCGCGCAGAATCATATCCGGTGTCAATAGCGTGTTTGCCATCGTCTAAGACGCCTCCTAGCGTCTCTGCCTTTCGGCAATTTGGGCGTTCCGCGCCTTGAGCCAGTCTTCATCGCTCATCTTATCGCTGCCCGGTTCATCCGGTTTCGGTGAACCGGCAGCAGAAGCTCCGCGAATCGGGGTTGGCGGGCGGGGGGCCCGTGTCTGTGGCGCAGGTTCCTTATCCTTTGCCGGTTTATCGCCTGCGAGACGCGCAGCAATCTCCCCCAAGGCCATCACCGCCGCAATGGGAGCCATTTTTGCGATAGCTTCCATTTCGCCGGGATGTTTGCCAAAGTGATACAGCAATTCCGGGCCATTTTCGACTTGCTGCATGGCCTGGGCCACACTGTGACATGCCGGGGTATTCAACCGTTTGATGGTTTCCAGTCCAGCGGCGGAAGCCTTGTCGTAATCAGCATTCTTTTCAGCAAAAGCGTTTTCGGCTGCTATCCAACGCTCGGCTTGGGCCTGCTGCTCGTTCTGCAAGGTTTCCGCTTTGGCCCGCATGGTCAGTTCGGCGCGGAACGCGGCGATTTTTTCTTCCGCCTTGTAATCCGCCAGAGCTTCCATGTACTCCTCGGTTGTGGCAAAGTTGTCCATCAGCGGTTTCTGTTTCGCGGCAACGGCTGGCGGTTCTTTCACAGCTTCCAGCGTTTTGCCCTTCGCTATGTCGCGATAGGCGTCGCGCTCGGCCTGTAATTGATATTTCTCCCGCGTCAGTTCGTTGATGCGTTTCTGAATCCCGCCTTCCGGCTTTGCCGGTTGCTGCTGCTTCTCGCCATCTTCCGCAGGGGCCGGTTCTGCGGCAGTTTCGTCATCTGGAACGTCTGGTTCCAATGGCTCGGCCTGAATTGGTTGTTCTTCCACTTGCTCGACCACTTCGGTTTCTTCGTTGCTCATCGTTCCTCCGATGGATTGTGCCCGGTGATTTTCTCCACGCGGTAGAGTCCGTTCTACATTCGTGCCGCGCCTGCTCCCGCCTCGACCGCTGCGGATTGCGCGTCAAATCCCATTTGCGCCTTCATGGCGTCCACTTCGGCCTTGAGCAAAGCAATCGCCTCGGTGCTATCGAGTTTCTGCGAGCTTTCCAGCAGCCGCGCCTCAAGTTCCTGCCGCTGCATTTCCAGTTTCGCCATTTCGATGCGTTCCTTGCTGTCCAGTTCCAGTTTCTTGGTCTTGATAACTTCTGTGGCCTGATCCAGCTGCTGCGTCAAGGCTTCCAGCATTTGTCCCATCTGCGCCATCTTTTGCTGCACTTCGGGCGGCACTTCTTTCCTGCCTTCCGGTTCATCCCGCAAGTTTGGCGGCAGCGTCTTTCTCAGACGTTCCGAGATTTCCTGAGCATAGGGGACATCAATCGCCTTCATCACCAAATCGGGCGCGGCATTCATGATAATGGGGGCGGTTTGCGACAACTGCACCAGTAATTCCGCTGCTTCTTTGCGTTTGGTCGCAAAACTTGGCCCGGCGGTGCAAATCACATCGTACTTGCCGGTGGAAAAATCATAGCGTTTGACCGGCCCGCCGCCATCTTGAAAATCCTGATTGATTTTCCTGAGTTTATGGGCATCATCTTCGCCAATGATGCGCACCACCCGCGGGGTATCGTAAATCACCGTCTGCATGTCCACGATCATGCGCGTCGCGTGCGTAATCGAAACCGTCAGGTTGTCCTGAAAATGGAAATTAGCCGTATCCGACTGCTGTACCCGCCGACCAATCGCCAGCCCAGAGGTCTCATTGCTCTGCGCCCCCAGCGCGGAATCGTAAATCCCCGCCAAAGCCTTCAAATCATCCGAGGCCAGCAGCCGCGCCTCGGTCATGGCCGGAATACTCATGTTGGGCGCCAGCCGTTGTGGCAACCCCACTACCTTGCCATCGAGCGTTTCCGGCTTGACCTGCAATACCTTGCGCACGTTCGGATTCTGCCACTCCGCCTCATGCCCTTCGGCCTGCCCTTCGTACATCACTACCTGGCCCTTACTGGCGTCCACCGCTTCGGTCTGCGCCGACAGCATGAAGTTGTACTGCCGCTGGGCATCTTTGAGATTCCTGACAATCCCCTTCAAGATGCGCTGCCCGTCCACGTTCAATTCGTGCCCCGTCACTTTGATAATCGGAATCTGCGGTATCGGCCATACCGTTTCTTCCAGTATTTCCACGGCATTGAACTTGCACCACCGCACTGTGGGTATCCGCGTATCCCGCACTTCCGGCTGCCCGTCCCCGTCCAGCACAACTGCATCCGCGTCGGTCAATTCCTCTTGTAAGCGGGCCGTGCCATCCTGCAACCGCACCAGCTTGGCGTGCCGGTACTCGGTATAGAAATATTCCGCTACCCGCACCATATCCTCGCCTATCCAGTTGGGGTCGCTATCGCCGATGCTGCGCATATCATTGGCCCCGGCCAGTTGCCCTTTCGGATAGGCCGCCCGGTACTGTTCTTTGGTCATGTCGGTAAAGATGAACCCAAATTCGGCATCACTGCCATCCGGCTGGGTATGCGGGGCCAGATACACGTTGAAAGGGTTCTCGATGCGCTCAATCTTGATGTCCTGCTCGAACGTGAGCGGGTCAGAATACTCGGTATTCAGCCGGAAATACCCGAATCCCATAGCAATCGCATAAAACGCAGCGGTGTGATATGCCACGGCAGCATTGCTCTGATATTCGATGTGTCGAATCAACCCCTGCCGTACTTCCGCCGTATCCACATCCGCCTGGTCATCCACCGGAAATACGCGCGCGCTTACCCGGTTCTGCCGCTGGGCATTGGCTATGTGCTGCACAAATTGATCCATGCGGTTAATCACCAGCGCCGGGCGCTTGTTCAGTGTTCGCTCGTTAAGGGCCTGCACGTCCCATTGCTCCCCGGCCAGAAACAACAGGTCATCCAGGCATTGCGACCGCATATCACTTTCCGCCGATTCACAGTCCGCAAAACGCTTGTGGGCCGTCGCCAGCAGCCGTTCTTCCCGTGTCCCGGTTTCTTTGGTCTTTTCTTCCATCAAGCCATCCACCCGGTATTAGGCAGCCCGACATAAACCAGCTCCGCCGT